GTTTTTATAAGAGAATGTGAGGAATTAATTAGAGTAGATAATAAAGTAGACCATCCAGAGATTTCATTAAGAAGAAGCATTGAAGAAGGAACTGATAGGGGTTCAAAAGATGTAAGTGATACCGTTGCAGCTCTTACTAAAAGTGCGTTAGATTATGTTGGTAATGAAGTTCCTAGTGATTGGGTTGGGGAAAGTTTTTAAAAGGAGAAAAAATGTGGAAATTTTTAAAAAGAAAAAAAGGTATTGAGAAAGGCAATGGTGAGAAGATTCCAGTGGTTAATAAAAATAAAGTTATAAAATCTTCAAGGGGTATAATAGAGGAGTCTACCGTGTATGGTGTTGGATATGGCGAGGGCTATGTGGATAAAATATTTCAATTATCCGGATTAACTAATACAAAAATATGGGACTGTTATTGGAAAAATGCTTGGGTAAGAGCTTGTACTGATAAAATAATTAAAGAAGTTTGTAAATACAAAATAATTGTTAAAGCTAAAGAAAGTTCTGATGATAAAAAGGATAATAAAAAAATAGAAGAAAAAATTAATGAAATTCAATCCCTTTTAGATAATCCTAATCCAAAGGTAGAGTCTTTTAATGCAATTAGAAGAAAATATTTAAGAGATATATTAATTTATGATGCAGGAGCTTTAGAAATAGTTAAAGCAAGTCAAGAATCTAAACAATTAAAGGTTAAATTAAAAGTTGCAGTTGAAAAATTAACTATGTTAACACTTAAATCAAAACAAAAAAACCAAAAAGATTTAAGCGAATTTATTAAAATAAATAATAAAACAATAAACGAAATAAAAGCAAAAATTATAAAAGCCGAAGTAGAAGAAAAGAAAAATCCAGCAAAACCTAAAGAACTTTATGATATAGCGGGAAAAGATATAAAAGTAAATGTAGATAAACATGGAAATTTTAAAACAGATTCAGCATATAAATTATTTTTTAATGGAGTTAAAGCAGCAGATTTTCAATCAGATGAATTAATTTATTTTGTTGCAAACCCCATAGCAGGTAGTGTATATGGGTTGTCTCCAATAGAATCTGTTTATAATACTATTATTGCTGATAACCAAGCAGCTATTTTAAATAGAAGAAGACTAGAAAATGATGGAATGATTTCAGGAGTATTATCTTTTCCCGGTATGGCAGAAAAGAAATTAAAAAGAAATATGCTGTTTTGGAAAGCACAAGCAAAAAATAAAGCTGGCAGATTTGTGGTAACTTCAAATAAAGATGTTTCATTTACTAAGTTAACGGAAAGCCCAGAAGAAATGCAATTCATGGAATATCAAAGATGGATACTAAATAAAATAATGGCAGTATACGGGATGCAACCAATAGTATTAGGCATTATAGATGTAGGTACAGGAAAGTTAAATTCAGAAGAACAAAGGAGACAATTTACATCCGATGCAATTATTCCTTTATTAACTTTAGAGTCTCATCATTTAACAGAAGTTTTAATTAGACAAGGATTTGGGTATGATGATATAGAAATAAGTTATGAAAAACCTAAACAAGAATTAACTTTAACAGAAGTATCAAAAATATTAAATGATATTGGTAAGTTGGGAATAATATCAATTAATGAAGCAAGAGAAATGTTAGGTTATCCTAAATTAGAAGAAGGTGGAGATGCTTTACTTGTTCCTTCACAATTAAGAGAATTAAGAGAAACAATTGAAAGAGATGGTAGAAAAGCTAAACTTGATGATATTAAAGAAAGAATTGATTCAATACTTATTGATATAACTAAACCTTCTGAAGTAATAACAGAAGAATAAAAAATGTTTAAAGTAAAGCAATTTATTTCAGTTATTAAAATAGATAATATACTAGATTCTTATCGTGATAAATTAGAATTTCCAATTAATAGAGATTGGTTTAAAAAAGTTATTTGTAAACAGAAAGAGCGGTTAATAAATAATTCAGAAGTAATTAATAGCACAATAAATATTATTGACGATATTATTAGAGAAGCTGTTGAAATAGCTATAACAGTTTTATTAGAACAAGTTTCTGCACAACTATCCTACAAAGAAAAATCCTTTAATATGAAAAAGAAATTAGATTCATTTGATGTAATCAAATTTGATAGAATTTTTAGAGAAGAAATGACAGCAATGAATGTTATGAATCATCCTAGATTATGGTCGGTTATGGGAGTTAGTTATGGGCAAGGAATGGAAAGAGGATTATCTGATTTAGGAAAATCTCCTGAACAACTACCTTGGCATGAATTTAGAGAAACTAAAGCTTACCAACAAAAACTTTGGGGAACATTAAAACATATTACTAATGGCTTAAGTGACAGGGTAAGAGGAGTAGTCGCTGTTGGAGTTGCTGATGGGTTAAGTCCTTATATGATAGCTAGAAGATTAAGAGATATTAAATTAGGACCTAAAAAAGTATTTGTTAATCCTAAAATAGTTGATGGGGTACAAGTTAGAAAAGGATATTCTTATATAATATCAGATAAGCGATATGCTGAAATGATTGCAAGAACAGAATCAGCAAGAGCATTAACAGAGGGTAGAGTAGATGCTTATAGAAGAGGAGGAATTAAACAAGTTCAGTGGCTTTCTGCCGGAGATTCTCGTGTTTGCGAAGAATGTATGGACTTAGATGGAAGAATTTTTCCAATTAACGAAGCACCTATAGTTCCTTTACACATTTCTTGCCGTTGTGATAAAGTGAGTGCTGGATTAACCGAACCCTCAAAAATTCAAGGTGTAGATATTGCGGATGATTTTAGTAGAAATAATTTTACTTCTTCTTCTATTTTATCGAAAGAAGCTTTTAAAACTGAAATTGCTTCTGCAAACAGTAATTATCTTAATCTTTCAACTTTACAAAGAAAGAAAGTTTTAAGAACTATGCTTAAAGATTATAAAAAAATAGGAGCTACTCCAATAGTGGATGCCAATAATATAGATGATTTAATGAGAGCATTTCATTTGAGTAAATCTATAAATAAAATAGACCCCAATATTTTAAGTGCCATAAAAAGGGCAAGCGGAACAAAACCTACTAATTTATTTATTGGGGAAAATGCAGTAAATAAGAAATTTATTAGATTGAATGAGTTTTTTCAAACTCCAACTCACGCTTCTGCTTACAGTTATGATTTTTTTGAATCTGTTAAGAATGCGTCTTGTGGAGGGTTATGCAGACCGGTAAATCTGGGGCATTTTAGATTGGGTAAATTAAAAAGCTGGTTTAAATTGGGACAGGATAGAAATGTCATTTATCTTTCTTCTTATCAGAAAGGATTGGAAGTTTCTTCTTTTATAGACGGTATACAAACTAGCCATTTCGGTTTTCATGAATTGAGTCATTTGGTAATGAAAAATTCTTTTACAGAAGCTCAGGTAAGTAAATGGGGTGGCTTATTTAATGTTGCCAAAACCAATCCCATATCATCTTTTGCTAAATACAATGCAGATGAATATTTTGCTGAAGCATTGGCCGCTAAAGCCACTGGAAGTACAAAATTAATTCATTCAGAAATAGAAAAATTTATACAAGATTTTATTAAGTATAAACAATAAATAATATATAATATAAATGAGGAATGAATGAAAAGCAAAATCACATTAGACACTTTAGAATTAATGGTCACATCAAAGAAAAATAAAGTGGAGTCTTTTGAGGGGGATGCTTCGATTAAAGAATTAGTAAGTGACTATTTTAAAAGACCAATTGATGTTATAGTACCTGATAAAGATGATAAAAAGAATGGTACTAATTCTTCAATAGCAAAAATTTTAAAACCAGGTGATAAAGATTATATAATGGCAGCATTGATAGAAATACGCAACGATTTAGATTTAAGAACGGAGTATGGTATAAAATGAAAAAGAAATGTCCTAATTGTCAATCTAAAAATTGTATTTACATCAGTGGGGGAATGTATCGTTGTATCAAATGTGGAACAACTACCCCTGTAACTAAAAAGAATGGCTTTTTCAAGCGCATTGTAACAAAAATATGCAAAACAAATTAGTATTACTTATTGATGGCAACTGGTTATTATTTAGGTCGTATTTTTCAACGTTATCTTGGTTCAATGATAAAACAAAAAATGGAATTTGGCAATTTAAAAAAACATTATCTTCATTAAGTAACAATTTAAAATTAACAACAGATAAATTCTTTATCTTTTTTGATTCAAAAGGTGGTTCATTTAGAAATAAATTAACTCTTGATTACAAAGCAACAAGACCAAAGATAAACCCAAATTTATTATCACAATTAATAGAAATGCCAAAAGAACTTAAAAGAATGAATATCCGTAATTACAAGAAAGAAGGATTGGAAGCTGATGATTTAGTTGGCATTGCTGCTGAAAAATTAAAAACAAGAGTTGATTTAGTTTTAATGGCAACAGTTGATAAAGATTATTGTCAATTAATAGATGATAATGTAAAATTATATATGCCAATAAAAAATGTTTGGAAAACACTTGGAAGAGAATACGTTAAAGAAAGATATGGAATTACACCAGAACAATTTGCTGATTTTTTAGCTTTGGTAGGTGATAAGGCTGATAATATTATTAAGGTAATTCCAAAGATGGGTGAGAAGACAGCATCTAAATTATTAAATGAATTCGGAAGTATAGAAGAAATAGTAAAACAACCAAATTATAAATGCTATAAAGAAAAATTATTCTTTAATTTACAACTCACAAAAATTAGAAGAAAATGAACGATTTAAAATCAGAAGGCGTATTCAGTTTTAAAAATGACCCCCGAAATAGACAAGTTGGGAAAGGCGGCAAGGTTTCATATCGTTGGTCGGGTAAAGCTCTAAAAAAGATTTCTGAAAATTTAGGAAAAATATTTCCGAATAGACCAAAAATTAAATGTGACGTTTGTAAAAAAATTGTAAAAACTTATACAACGATATATCATAACAACGGAACAACAACTACAACTTGTAGTGATTGTAAAAAATAAAAAATTATGAATCTTACTTATTGTGATATTTGTGGCAACCCAATCAATGGTGAAACCTTTCTTTTTTCTATGGTTAGCTTATCTAAATTAGAGGAATATAAAAAAGAAATAAATATACAAGATAGTTTTTATTTTATGGGTAAGGTGAGCACTGAACAAAAGAAACTTAAAATACCATTTATTGAAAGAAAAGAAGTTTGTTTAACTTGTAAGAAAATAATAGATTTAATTTTTGAAGGAAGAAGAAAAGAAGCACTAAAAATTTTAAAAAGTTTAAACAGGAGCATAAGTAAAGCAAATGAAAATAATAAATAAGAAAAAACGTCCAGATGTATTATCAGGTAAAACTCATAAAGTGAAAACACAATGTGGAAATTTTTATCTTACCCAAAATTTTGATGATGGTGAGCTTTATGAAATAAAAATGGATATGGGAAAATCTGGTAATTGCCAGAAAGGTATGCTTAGTGCAATGAGTATTCTTTATTCAATCCTTTTACAAGCAAAGGTTAATAAAGAAATATTAACTAAAACAATTAAAAGACATTTATTAGGAGTTAGTTGTGGTCAAGAGTTTTATACTAATGGTGAAAAACATACAAGTTGCTTGGATTGGGCAGCAAAACAAATTTTAAAAGAATTAAAGAAAGAAATAAAAATAGAAAAGAAAGAAGAGAAAGAGGCAAATTTAAAGGAGAAAGAAAATGAATAAAATATATAAACAAGGTAAATTACGTGGTGACAAAATTAAATATCCTGACGGCATTGGATGCAGTGTTTGGTACACACTAATGGGAAGTGGAGAAGATGAAGTAACTGGACTTTGCTTTGACTTCTCTCATGATGATATAGATGATTTAATCGAGCTATTACAAAAATTAAAAAAAGCAAAAGCTGATAAATATGAGTAGAATAACCCTAACTTGTAGATGTGGTAAAAAAATTGAAACAGACTCATTTTATCAATTTGATTGTTCTTATTGTGGTATTACATATATAATGATAAAAACGGGTGATTACGATGAAGATTATACTTGGGTAGTAAAGGAGAAATTAGGTGAACAATGAGAGAGATTAAGTTCAGAGCTTGGGATAGAATATTAAAAACAATGTGCGATGTTCAGACGATTGTGAAATCATCGGCACCACTATGGAGAACAAAGAACTATTGGAGGGGGAATGAAAAAATATCAAATAATATATGCTGACCCACCTTGGCAATATGGTAAAGGTTGGGGTTGGGGTGCTGGAAAGTATTATCCTTTGATGAAATTAAACGATATTAAAAATCTAAATGTTCCCTCTGATGAAAATGCTCATTTATATTTGTGGTGTCCTAATGGACTATTACCTCAAGGACTAGAAGTTATGGAAGTATGGGGATTTAAATATAAAACTTGTATTACTTGGGCTAAAACGAGAAGTATATTTGGATATTATTTTAAAGGGCAAACAGAACAATTATTGTTTGGGGTTAAGGGAAAGTTACCACCTAAAAACCGTAAACAAACAACACTACTTATTGCTAAAAATGGTAAACATTCTATGAAACCAAAAGAAATGTATAAAATAATTGAATCTGTTTCAGGGAAAGGGTTAGAGCTGTTTGCTAGACAAAAGACTGAAGGTTGGGACGTATGGGGTAACGAAGTAGAGAGTGATATAGAAATAAAGGAGACAAATGGACAGATACAACCCTAATTGTAAGAAATCTAATACTATGGAGAATAAAGAACTATTGGAGGGGAAGTGATAGGTGA